TTACCACCTTCGCCTTTATGACCGAAGTTAACATTATTATTAATTATTTATGAATTATTTACATAACAGCAAACTTCTTTGGACCACCAGCAGTTATGAATGGTTTTCCTAGTGATACCTTACGTCCACGATATTCTGCCTCACCTAAAACTTGTGTACCTGCTTCTTGAATACCAAAATGAAGTTCTGTGATTTTACCACAGCCATTTGTAGTGTACCCTTCAAGACGATATACTGGGTTTTCGATTGTGACCGATTCATTACGATAACCACCACCAGCGGCTTTGTATGCTTTTACAAGTGCTGCCGATGCATATGCAGATGGCCATACTTTAAACTTTTTCTTTATACGTGACTTAACACTACTATAAAGTTTTTTGTTTGTTGGAACTGATCTTTCAATTATAATACTCATTTACGTCTCCTACGTCTTGGGGTTTCTTCTTCCCAACGATTGTAAGGTTCATCACAAACTTCTTCTGTTTCTTTTGTTGATCCAAACTTTTGACCAAATTGCTCAGAAGCAACTGAAAATAATCCGCCTAAAACAATCCACATGAATCCTTCAAAAATGAACTGTTGGATTTCTCTTCCCATAAATATACTTGCCCATGCAATCAGTAACATCACAAGAAAAGATAAAAATGTCATGGTTCGTTTAGATGATACATTACCACCAACACCACTAAATATTTCACGAATTATTTTCACTCTGTTCAACCTCTTCTCCGTTATTACCGCTAAGTTCTTTTTCCAATTTCTCGATAAAGTCCTTACGGAAGTTTTCAAATTCTTCTTCTATCTTTTGTAGAATCTGTTCCTTAGTTACACCAGTGTCCCATTTTTCAGAATCACCAAATGAATTTGCAAATTCAACTTTTGATAGTTCTTCGGCTATAAGATTTTTGTCTCTCTCAGCTTCTTTCAACCATGATAACGCATTTTGTCTCAGCTTTTCCTTTTCGTACTCATCCCATTTCTTTTCCAACTTTATCTTATGTTCCATCTCCACCACACAATCAAAACACATCCCGTGTATTGCCTTCATCTTTTCATCCAATCTCTTAGGCATACTACAAGTACAAACTTCTTTACGGCAATTTGGGAATGTATTTAAATACTCATGCAATTCCTGTTGCCATTGTTTTCCAAGTTTTACGGAATATCCTTCCTTCTGTTCCCATTCGTTTCCGTCTGAGTCGAACCACTTTTCACCAACTGTTCGTGTAACCTTTGGTTCTTCCTTTGGAACATATCCAACTTGAAGTTTATTTTGTGCTTCGTGTTTTCCTGCGAGAATATCCTTAACATCTTGAATATTATCTATTTTAATATCTGACATATACCACCAAAATTAAATGAAACCTTTTACTAGAATAAATATCAACCGAATTTGAAATACCCAAGTAGTTGATTGATTGGTGCAAATGCACCAGTGAGTTTATACGTTTTACCTTTGAAGTTGAATACAATACCTTCGAGTGGTGCAATTGATTTCATACCACCAGCGGCTTTTATTCTACTCAATTGTGTTTTAAGAACTTCAAGATCTTTTATATCGTTTGACTTTGAAAGTTTATCTATCGCAATCTTAACATCGTTTCTTATCTTTTCAGTTGTTTTCTCTGGATTTAAAGCCATTACTTCACTTACATTCTTCATTACTTCTGCACCAAATCTTAGTACAAGTGTTTCGAATGGTTTTATGTTTTTCTTCAACTGGTCTTTTAACGTTGTTGAATCAATTTGTTTTGCCCAAGAAAGTAACTCTGGGTTTTCTATGTTCTTAGAGTTCAGTGAAAACGATTTATCATAGAATGCCCATCTCTTTACAAGACCTTCCATCACAGACTTTTCAACTGTCACACCAAGACGTTCTGCATTCTTATTGATGTATTTTTCCCACCAACGTTGATGCCACATTCCAAGTGTATCTGAATCTTTACAATTCATCTGTTTTTGTAATTCTGTAATTTTTGATGTGAAGTATTTCAAACGTTCTTTATAGTTCTTAGTCTTAGCGATGTTCAGAACTTTTGGTTTTGCAATGCTAAATGTTTTTTGTGTGTCTTGATTGACTTGTTTAATCATACCAGCTAAAACTTTTGCATAGTCATTATAGTCCTTAACTTTTTCGCCATCTTTATTATACAAAGAAACTCCGTGAAAAACAAGATATGCACCATCATAATTTATGACGTTTGCACTTTTCGGATACATGATTTCAAGATTCATCCATGCATTTCCATCTTTGAAAACCATTCCTTGTTGTTTTTCAGTTAGTCTTTTAACTGCATTTTCCAAATCTTTAAATGCATAGGTGAATGCTTCTTCTATATCACCACGACCAGCAAACTTTGTCTTGATTGACTTGTAATCCATACCACCGTTTTTAATGTCACCCTTATTTCTGGCAGCATATAGTTTACCGTTTCTGAATGTTACGAATAGATTTTGTCCATCTAACTTTTCTGTTGGGTTTCCACTAATTGAAATTTCACCAGATAATCCAAGTTTGAACATCTCTTTTAGATCACCGAACGTTAAACCCATATCTTCAAATGGATGAGTCATGTGTCCTGCAACTCCACCTTCTGTTATGAGAGTATCTTCTTTTAGAACTTCTTCAAATACCTTGTCCCAAAACTCACGTTTTACAATTGGGAGTGCCTCTGATTCTTCTCTCATTTTTCCACGGTTTGTATTCATCTTTGAAACTACCATGTTGAAAATATCTGCATCAAACCAACCCATGATTGATTTGAATCTTGATTTTAAATCTGATAGTTTTGCAGATCTGTCACCGAGGGCTTTTCTGATATTCGTGCCTGACATTTCTCCGAAGCTCGGTATCTTATATGACACGTGAGGTGCATAGATGTAATATGCGTATGGATTTTCTAGATCTTTGTATGCAACGGCCGTTGTTTTGTTATACTTCATCAGTCGTTTATATCCACGTAATCTACCAGCATCTTTTTCACCAATCATATAGATAACAACTGTTTTCTTTGGATCAAACTTTTTAAGTAGTTCTTGTGGATTGTATGGATTTACAACTTTAACAACATTCTTTATACCGTGTTTGTTTATTATCGACTTCTTTTCTTTGAAGTTAAACGGTGAACGTTGTGGATCTGTTTTATCCGAGGTGACGATATATGTATTCTTTTCACCAAATTGTTGTGCAAGCCAATCGTATGATGCCTTGTGGTGAAGACCCATTGGTTGAAAACGACCAGGGTAAATAGCAATGATTGTCTTGTCACTTTTATCTACTTCATTGAAAATTTGAAGTTTTATCTCGTTTACGATTTGTTCTATAATTTTCATATTACACCGGTTTAATTGGCCAAACTATATTGTTAGGATCTAATTGTGAAGTTACATCTCTGAGTTCTTGACGATAAACTGACCATTCAGTTTTCTTTTCTGGTGTTAGTGGTGAATCTGGAAGTTGTGTCCAATCTGATTCTGAAAGTAGCAAGTTTCGTTGGTTTCTAATATTTTCCCACTTAGAGTTTAATTCCTCTTGAATTTCCGATTCTGTTTTAGGTCGTATTTGTTCATACTGGACTATTTCGTTTCCTTCTATAACAAAGGATTGACCTGTTATAACATCATTATCAGTTTTTTCGGCAGGAACAAATCGAACAGGATACCAACCATAAGAAAGAACTTGTACATCGTCTAACAAATAAAAGTTAGAAACGTCTGCCCAATTTCTAGGTAATGGTTGTGGGTATCCTTTTACTTCGCCATTTTCAACTTGTATATAATCCACTTAAAATACCTCATAAACAAAAAGAGACATATTCTATAAATATGCCTCTTCGTAGATTACCATCAATAATATGACCCGTCTTCTATAACCTCTTTCTTTTTTCGTAGAGCAGCGATACCTTGTCCTCGCCAATCTACATCAACAAGATCATAGTATTTTAGGGTCATCTGATAGTCGGGTCTGTTGAAGTCATGAATAAAAACAATGACGTTCTCATCTATAACTTCCCATATTGATTTTGCACAATACTTTCTACCCCGACCATCAATCAAAATCTTTGTAAACTTCAATTCCTTCTCTTTTGGATAGTTTATGTAATCCTTGAATTGTTCGTATCTACATGGAATTGGATTTGGTGAATGAGCGGCTATATGATGTAGTTCAATATTCTTAACATCATATGCGTCTATCACTTTACCCAAAGAGTTTATCCAATCAATATCATGTTCAATTGAGATTACCTTTGAAACAATACCCGACCAGTAAAGTGTTGAATTTCCACTTCCCCATTCAAGAAGAACATCATCGGGAGTTAGAAACTTCTCAATGAATTTATACTCCCACTCATTCATAAGTGGTCTGAATGATTCGAATTTATTAACGTTCGTTATCATAGATGTCAAATACCTCCTTCACAACTTCATCAACTTCTGGAATATAATCATATAGGGTCTTTCCTTCTGGAATTAGATCAATTGTATCTGTATAGAATTCCGTGTGACGAATTTCTAAGTCATCAAGAAGAAGTCCCTTACGAAGTGCCTTTGTCTTGTAGTATTGTGTTCCATTACGGAATGGGAGAATATGATCTTCGTGCTTGCACGTTGGGATTGTAACAATCCAATTATCAAATGCACCAGCAATATGAAGCGGTGAAGAGTCATTTGTAAGAAGACAACGCGAAAGTGAAATAAGGGCAAAGAGTTCGCCCAGTGTTGTTAGGTCACGAAGGTCTACTCCGTCTTTTGGACATTGAATTGGAATATAACCTTGTTCTTCATCAATTGTTTTACCGATAAGAACTACTGTTAGTTTTTCCGATAATTTATCTACAATCTTTTGCCACCAATCTTGTGGAAGAGTTTTAGATGGCCACCACTTTCCGGCATGGACAACAATAACTGGTTTGTTTGGTTTCTTATCTTTTACTAATTCAAGAACAGATGCAACGTCTTCAGCGTCTAACTTCAACTTAATCGTCTTATCATGATTAGGAATCGTTCTCTTTATCATTGACATTGATGCAAAATCGGTTGGATGAAAAAGAACGTGTGATAATTTATGTTCAGAATGTTCATCCTCTGGGCAAGTGTACATTGTAAGTACTGCGTCATTTATTCCCTGCCACTGATCATAATCCATGACAGGACAAGAAAGATGTTCAAACAAACGAGGAAAATGTGTTACAACAAACATATTTGCATCTGGATAAAGTTTCTGAGTGTATCGAATTGCAGGTTCTGCACAAAGTTGATCACCCATCCCAGCGGTAACCGAAACAAGAATATTGCGAGTATATTTGTATTCTGGTCCTTCTTGTTTCCATTGTTCAATATCTTTTCTCATAACGTCCATTTGGATGTCTTGTGGTGCACCGGCATAATGAACAATATAAGAATCAAGACGATTTATACCACAGAATCTATCAAGTATATCCATTCGATTGAACTTGTAATCCAAATCAAACATTTCAACTTTATCGTTTAGAATACGAAGATTGATATAAGGTTGGTCTGTTTCTACAAAATCTTGTCCCTTTGGAAGTTTGAAGATATTCTTGTGAATACGGGAGATAACCATTACACCTGAATTATAAAACTTACCATTCCAAGTTTTTAGTGGTTCGCCATAGTATTCAGACGCTTGTTCGAGAAACTCAAATCTAGGTGTGTATCTTCCTTCGTTGAACATACCCAACTTGTTTTCAGGAACGATTTCAAAAAGATTCGGTGTATCTTCACGAACAAGAATGTCAATATCAAGATAAATAATACGACGGTACTTATTCAGAAGTTCATGAATATGAAACTTATTCCACTTTTGTGTAATATAGTGTGGATTGAACTCATTGATATTCAAATAATCGGCACCAATCTTTTTTGCATATGCCTGAATTGATGGTGTTGTTAGTTTTGCAACTTCATTGTAGTAATCCCCGATTGAAATCGTTAGGACAAGTGTATCTTTTGTTTTCATAACCTATTTTGTTTATTTGATGAAACATATTATTGAATATACGAAATTATTTTACGATA